ATGTCAGATGATTTTAATACAGAAGCTAAAAAAGACAGACCAGATCTTGGAGCTGCTTTTATAGCAACAAATAAAAAATCTCCACAAAGCTACGATATGTCTGGAACTATTGTTGTTGATGGAGTTAAGCATCGTTTCGGAGCTTACAAACAAAAAGCTAGTGGCAAAGGCAAGATGCCAGAAGGTACAGAATTTTATACTTTCTATAGAGTTGAACTTGCTGATGCTGATGGAACAACTGCTGCTGATACAAGTTTTAATCCAGCAGAACTGGAGGCATAAAGTGAATCCAGATAAATTCAAAAGTGTTGCCATAAATATAAAAACTTATCAGTTGCTTGAAGAGTTATCTCAAAAGAGATTTGAGTTACCCATAAGTATGTCAAAGACTATTGAGTTCTTCATTCAAAAAGGTCATGAGGATTTTAAAGGTAAAGATGCCAAGAAAAAAACTTCATAACCGCCTGGAAGAGCTGGAAAGCTCCAGACAAGATCAATATGGATCATTCGCAGAAAATATGAATAAGATTGCTGCTGCTTGGTCCATAATCTTGGATAAAAATTTAGTTTTAAAAATAGAAGGCTGGCAAATTCCATTACTTTATGCTTCTGCCAAATTAATAAGAGCAACACACAAATTTAAAGAGGATAGTTACGATGATGCTTTAGCATACATTGTTCAAGCACATGACATGCACAAAGAAAAGTCGGAAGAAATTGATACCGATGAATTACTTGGAGTGGAAACTAAACCAAGAACTAAATGGTAGATCCACTTTTGAAAAAGACGAAAAATTTTATAAGGAGTATCAAGAATATTTAAAAGATGAGTACAGAAAAAAACCACAACCAAGAAATTAAGATAGAAACAAACATACTTAAATTTCCAAAATGTAAAGAAAACAAACATTTAGAACAGCATAGAAAATTTAATGAGCAACTGATTAATTCAATAGCAACAAAGATGTCTAATGACAAATACGATCAAATGCCTCTCACACAAGAAGAAATCTTATTATTAAATAATCATGGAGAAACAATAGAGTTTCCACCAAATATAGCAGCAAGACTAATTTCAGTTCTTGCTACACAACTTAACCGCAACTCATTAATGGAGGATTTATTATGAGAAAAAAAAGAGAAAGTTATATTTCCTACGATAAGGAAACATTTCTTAATGAAAAAACTGGTCCAGTTCAGAGACTAGATAACACTGCTTGGTATTTAAAAAAGAAGATGACTAACAATGGAGAAGTTGGATATTTTTTAAATATGCACACTAAATTTCAACAAATGCCTGACACTTGCTTTGCAGCAACAGCTGAAAGAACACCAGAATTAAATGTACCAGCAATAAGAACACAAATCGCTAAATTTATGGAGGTCCATAATGAAAGTCATTAGAGATCAAAAATTTGTTTCTTTTTGTGAAATGCTTGGAGCAAACATGAGGTATTGCAGATTGAAATTTGGATTTCCTCAAAAGTCATTGGCTTATCATATAGGTGTAAGTCATCAAAATATTCAAAAGTATGAAGCTGGAGATATTATTCCATCAGCATATAGACTGAAACAGATTGCAGATTTTTATAAAGTTAAAATAAATGATTTAGTAGATCCAGCTTTTATTCATAGATCTACTGTTGCTAATGAAGTTTTAGATGCAGCTCCTAAAATGGAGGTAGTCAATGGCAATAGTTGAAAGCGATAAAATAGAAATAGAGATCCAGGAACAAACTCAAGATGCTGGATGTAAGTATATGGTTTTAGTTAGTTTTGAAGGACCAAATAAAAGCAAAGAAATTGCTAAAGTTTTATTAACTAATAGCAAGCCACACATAAAACAAACTATTGATAATGGAAATATAGTTAATGAGCAAAATAATTAAAACAACAACTGGAGAAGCAGCATTTATTCTTGAGGAAACTTTTGAAACTGAAGAAAAAGCTACTGAAGGAACAGAGCCTCTCTCCCAGGAGGTCAAAGAAATGGAAGTAAAAATTAATAATACAAAGTGGAGAAAAAATGAACCTACCGCATAATTTACCAACAGATAGTAAAGTACAAAGATTAAAAAGAAGATACCAAGGATTGAGTAGAGTAGCAGCTGCTATCAATGATCTATATATCTATGGTGTTTATCCTTCTAATTTTCCTAATTTAACAGTGGTCTTGGAACAAGCAAAGGATCATTGCAAAGAAATAATAAAAGAAACCAAAGCAGAAATAGCATTTATTGAAAATCCTAATGGCATGTATGACTTGGTTATGGATGAAGTGTTAGATGATGCTGATAGAGAAACAGCAAAAAAAACAAATGAAACTAAAGATTAAAGAAAAAATTATATTAGATAAAGAACAACAAAAGATTATTGCTGAACTTAATAAAGCAATAGAGAAACTTGAAACAGATAATAAAGAGATGGCTAATATAGAGAAGCAGCATAAGTATATGAATGGAGAGCTGCACAAAGAGATTGCTAAACTGAATAAAAAGATTGAACAATTAAAAAAAGAAAACACAATCTTTAAAGAGCATTTACAAGCAGAAATGCTAAAATCTAAAAAACCTTAAAAAAAAGTCTTACACAGAGCCACAGAGACTGCGATCTTGCAGCCTCCATGAACTTCTGTATCTAATTATTTTTTGATTATTTGAGTAAATATGGAAGTTCCAAGATGTTTGCCTCTTGCTTTTGCAATTCTAGCTTTATCATCTTTAGATAAATCAACTAAATGATTTCCATAAATTTCAGATGTTGTTGTAAATTTAACATGACCAGCTTGAGATTTAATTTCGTTTTGGTCCATGTCTTGATCTCTTAATGCCTTTAAAAGTTTTGTACAAAATCTATGTCTAAAACTTCTCATTGGATTACCTTTAAGCGGAGAAGAATTAATAACAACATGACCATCTCTTTTAAATGTACAGTCGCCTAAACCTTCTTCAGCATAACCTCTCCAAACTTGGCAGTTAATATATTTGTAACTTGCTGGACCATTTAATCTGATAGCTGGTAATACATAAGGATTATCTTTTTCTAATCCATCAAGATAATAAAACCACATCTTGAAAAATTTAATATTATCATCGTCAAGATTTAAAGTTCTTCTGCTACCTTGATTTTTTAATCTGTTAAGATAACCACCTTCAGCCTGGATATAAACTCCTTCAACTTTTAAAGTTTTAGCAATTAGATCAATAGATGATCTTTTTAAACCTTGCATCTCAGAAGGTCTTAATCCAAACATAAACATCATAGAAAAGATTGCAAATCTCATAGCTGCATCTCTGTCTAAATTATTTGAATTTTTCCAATGAGTGTAAGCATTCATGATTAACTTAAAACAGATCTCCTGGCTTAATACATGAGTTGGTTTTTTAACAATTAAAGCATCATCATTTGGTATGACATAAGCATAATCATAGATCTTAAAAGTTTCCATATCTCTACATGGAGACCATCCTCTTAAATTAGCTTGCTTAATAAAATGCTTAATATCTTTGACAGCATTTCTTAAAGTTTTAAATGTAACTTTATCATCATAAGCTTTCTTTAAAAAAGCTTCCATGTGATCTAGTTTAAAATCAGATAATAAAACTGTCTTATCCATGTAAGGAACAATCCTATTAGTATAAGTAGTCATATATCTTTGAAGTGAATGTGCTGTAACTCTATTATTATCATTTTTAAGAGCTGCTTTTAGTTCAGCAAATTTAAGGAAAGCATCAACGAATGTGATACCAGTTTTAATGTCAGCAGCTCCTGGATTATGTAATTTCCAGCAAGCATTTTCTGCATCTGTTTTATTTATGAATGGAGATCCATCAACTTTGACAGTTGATCTGTCATCTATTTTTTGAATTATCCATTTTTTATTTTTTGGTGTTACTCTATATATTTTAGTCATATATATTTAATAGCTTCATGAGATAACTTTCCAATGATAAAGCGACAAATGTTTGCTCTAATATAACACCTTCAAAGTGTTCACTATATTGAGGTAGTGAATTAAAGTGATTATTTAATAGGAACAAACTATTT